TCAGTTTTTCTGCCCGCCCACTACTGGTACCACTTTTACTTTCCTGTCATAAATTGCCGTTTGTCGCGAGTTCTTATGGCCGGAAATTGCCTGTTTCTCTTCAAGGCTACCTTCCAGGTCTGAAATGCCTTTTGCTTTCAGATCGTGGAAAGTGAAATCAATCGACAGGTGAGGGTACTTTGCCTGGGCTGCGAGTTTTGCCTCTCGCCAGCGGGAGTTAAAACCATCACGGGTATATTTGCTTCCACTGGGTTGATGGATTAGGAACAAACTTCTTATGCCTGGTTTAAGTGGTAACGCGCGTGCCAGCGAAACCGCTGCGCGTAAACGAGGTGTCCACGCTTTGATCTGCTTCACGCCAGTTTTACCCTGGCAGATAAATATCCCCATATCGCTGATCTGCTCTTCACTTAAAGACAGGACATCGCTTTGCCTGGCAACGCATAAATAAGCGATCTCCATTGCTGCACGGACCACATCAGCCCCAACCTCATATACAGCATTGTATTCTTCATCCGTTACGTAGCGCTCACGTGATACTTCCTTAAATTGCTTTACCCCCTGGCATGGATTTCTTTCCACATGCCCACGTTCATAACCCCAACGAAATACCCGCGAAAGGAAACTCTTTTCCCTGTTTGCCTGCGTTCGGCTGGAAATACCACGCTGATCCATATAACGCCGAATGTGCTCGGGTTTTATTTTGTTTGGGTCTGTTTTGCCAAAAACCGGTAATACCTTACACGAATATTTCGTGTAATCCTTCCTGGTCTCCGGTGACAAATCCATAAAGTCAGGGGAGGCCATAAACATATCGGCAAGGTTTTGGAAGGTATTTTTCCTAACTTCTTCGCCCACTGCTTTTTCGTATGCCAACCAGACAGCTGCCTGTGTTTCTTCAAGGGAACACAGGCGTACGGCTTTATTATCTTTGGTCCGAAACTCATAGGCAGCTTTGCCGCGATATACTCGCGGTGGCATCCAGTTATCGGCGGGGTTTTTACGCTTTCCGGCCATCAAATACGGCTCCGAAATTTGGTTCTTCATCCTCGCGCACCGGGGAGGTTTCCTGGTTGCGGTATTTTATGGGGTTCATGAAATGCCCCCATGTTGTTTTAGGGTGGCCGTCAGCTCTTTCCATAAAGAATATCCCGGCTCGACGCAGGGCATCACACTGTTTTGATTTAAGTGGCGTCCCCGTCAGTTCTATCATCTCTTCTCTGGTGATGATGTCGTGATCGTGTCTCATGGTCTTTCCTCAGCATGCGGTATATCGCATCGTCAGCGTCACTACATGCGCGTTCTATGTCTGACCTGGTCAGAGTCTTCTTTCGTACACTCGCTGATAATTTTCCGATCTTGGTATCAAAGTCTGAGAGCAAAATTGCCCCGGGTTGCCAGTGCAGCATTGCGGCCTCCATTGAGTTGTTGAGGCCACAATGCTATCGGCAGAGAGGGATTAATTCTGATTACGCTTAATCAGGTTATCTTTCAGGAACGCGCCTTTCTCTCGTGTAACCTTGACGTTCTCCGGAAGATGTAACCCCAGCTCACTGCGGCTACGCGCTTCGATGATCCCGTTTGTTCCATCCGGAAACACCACGTGTACCGCATCACCCCTTTTTAGAGTCAGTTTCAGCATAATTAGCGCACCTGTAGGGAGCGTTCGCCGATTTCCAGATGCGCACCCGGTACCGGATTAAGCAATTCCTCTGGAACCTCACCGCCATCGGCTTTGATCTGTTCTGCCGCCGCTTCGGCTGCCTCTATCCGTTCTTTGATAGCCTTTTTGTCAGGGGCGATTACCGTCTGAACGTCGACCACTTCGTCAGGCAATGCGTCAAGATTATCGATCACAACGCTTACCGAACCCTGACGAGCTGTAAAGGTGTTCCTGGGCGTTTTCAGTTTATTGAGGCCAGCACCTAACAGACATGACAGGATGTATTTGCGAAGTTGCTTGTCTTTATTTTCAAAGGACTTTTTGCGCTCAGCCAGACGCTTCATCTCTTCGTCGCAGGTTTTAGCATTGCCCAGGTTGTTGCGCGCCACCACCATAACGGCATCAAGACGGTCAGCCAGTTCGCCTTCAATCCCTTCCAGGGTGTCGGCGATCATCTCCGGCGTCAGTTCGTCAGAGGTTTCCAGCAGGTTTAACAGGCTGGAGTAATCATTTGCTAATGCGATTGCAGTTACCTTGCTCATGCTGTTTTCTCCTGGGCTTTATTCAGTTCTTTCAGACGTTCGTCTTTGATAGTGGTCAGGCGGCGCAGGCGTTTACTCAGGTAGTTAGCATGCTGGCTGTCACCTTTAACCTCAGCGTCTTTACGGTGCACTTCTACTTCACGGGCGATAGATGCAAAAACTTTTGTAACTTCGTTTGCAGATACACCGGTTGCCAGCGTGTTTGCCACCCGTGTGAGCTTGTCGTCCAGTTCCTGGCGCAGGCGTGCAGCATCCTCTGCGTTATCGCTGGCATTTTTAAGTGCGAATTCTTCTTTGTTTTTCTGCCGGTACTCAGGGTTGTCATAGAGACCCATAAATATATCGGCGCTGAATCCGAGCGAAGAGAGCGCCTTTTTAGTCGCATCGGTAAGTGATTTTTTAGTCGCTTCGCCGTCGCAGGTAGGGCCGTATTTACTCCCGTAAAGATAAGGGGTACAGCCGAATGAAATCTCTTCACCGCGCACGCCGTTACGCACATACCAGAGACGGATCTTTATCACGTGATGTTTCTCTGTGAGGTAGCCACCAATGCCGTCTGGAATAAGTTCCCACGTATTGTTCCCGTCCAGCCCTTTGACTGTCCGGGTTATCGGCGCACCATCGTCAAAACGTTCTTCGAGAATATCGACTCCCCAGCCAATACCTTTCGGGCCAAATTCACGGGTGGCCAGCATCGTCATGTAGGTACCGTTGATCGATGTGCCGCCACCGTTCTGAGTAAACTGTTTTGTGAAACGCTCATCAGTTTTAAAAACACGCTTCCACAGGTCGAGATTTTCCATCTCGGTACCGGTGCGTTCGGTGATACTCTTTTCAACGTCATTAACGTTAGGGCGAGGTTCTTCTTGCACTAACGGCTCTGCTGGTTGCCCTGCACTATTAGCTTGCTCGCCGCTGCTCTGTTCCTGCTCTGATTCACTGGCGTAAACGCTGTAGCCCATTTTATTAAGCGTTTCACGTGCGGCCTCAGCCTGGGAATCGGTTACCACTTCCGTTTTTTCCACCTCACTTGATGTGTTCTGCGGTGTGGTCTGAGTTTCTGTTTTTACCCACTTAGGATCGGCAGGGTCGCTTATACCTTCAACATATTCACCCCGCCCGGCTGCCAGTGATTTACTGATTGCATCCGAATCAGTTGGATCCTGTTCAAACACGCCATTTTCGGCAAGCCAGTTGTCGATGTAACGGCGCAATGAGTCGGGGAAGTGATGGGTATCTTTCGCCGGCACATTCTGAATCACGCCAAAAATAGTGTTTCGGGAATACTTGAGGATCTGCTCAGTAGTGCGCAGCGCCATGGACCAGCGTTTAAAGTCTTCCCGGTCTTCTTCAATGAGGATCTCCGCCTGGCGCAAAGCGCTGACAGATACAGTGGTCGCTGGTTCTATTGGCAACAGCGCGAGAGCGATTTCCTGGTCCAGTGTGGCATATGTGTGTTTGTATCCGCGCTGTGGTGCCACCTGGTCTGGGGTACTATCTTCCGTGCTGGTGCTGGTGCTGGTGCTGGTGCTGGTGCTGTTCTGAGGCAGCATTTCTTCACGCTTACCTGGGTTGTCAGTCCATTTTTTAATAAACGAGTAAAGCGCGGCGCCGCCGGGTAACTGGTTCTCAAACTTAACGTAAATTGCCTGTAGGAGATTATTAAGCCCCTCCTGATGCATGTAGTGAACAGGCGGATGCGCTTCCATCGCATTGATGATGTAACGATTTAAGCGATCATCCTCCTCGTCACCGTACTGGCTAGTGTTTTCGAGATTATCAAGATAGTCACAAACCTGGGAATAAATCTCCCCATCCAGCTGGGCGAGGCCAAATAACACCACCGTTGCGAAGCGTTCGCGCGGTGAAATAGTCATGAAGTCTAATTTTTCATCATTGTCAGGAAGGTGGCTCATCCCGCCATTTGGTTCGGCGTTTGCCATCCACTTTTCGCCATCGAACGTATGGGATTTAGCAAAGTGCTCGTCAAACTTGCCGATCTCCGGGTGAGGCTGATCAGCTGTGTTTTCCCATATTTCAGGTTTAAAGAAGTTATCGCCGTTCGCGGGATAGTGCTCCCAGAGCTTACCCGTCACGATACTTTCTGCGATTTTTTTGTTGGGGGCTTCCACGCTGATCGCCAACGCAACGGCACCATCTTTGATGGCCGATTTTTTCGGCTTAAACAGGCAGTTGTAAATTGAGATTGTCACTTGGTCTTTCCTCTTCGGTTACTGGCGCGGGTCAGGCGCCGTTATCAGAACGGGATATCACTTTCCTGGATTGTTGAATGGTCGATGCACAGCAGTTGCTGGATCTTGTCTTCTATGAAAGCGACACGCTGGTGAGCCTGATCGACAATCGACGCCTTTTCTTTCTGGAGGCGTTCGACTTGTTTACCGATGATATCTATCGGTTCCGGCTGGTTTATCTCAAGGCAAACAGTGCGCGTTTCCAGCAGCACGTAAAGATCCGGATAGTTTTGTGACATGTCACAGGTATGAACCAGATAGAGTGCCGGAACGTGGGGGTTAGCAGATACGTGGATGTACAGTGTTACTTGCAGGGGTAGCGCTTCCATAGCGGCTCCTTACTGATGTATAATTCTAGCCGATCAGCGGCTCATGTCGTTGGTCTTTCCTCGGTATAGGGTTGGTCCCCTGTACCACCTCCGGGCGGTTTGGTCACTGTCCCGGGTAAAGAAGCCCACTTCGGTGGGTTTTTTTACATCTTGTGCCCGTCTTTCCGGGCTGTCAGGGCTGGTCATGCCCGTTGGTCTTTCCTCGTATTCATTGCCGTGAAAAAAAGTGCCCCTCATGGAGACGAGGCAAAGACTACACACAGCAATTTTGGATTCGTTGCGGTCTTTCCCGCATGTCATCGTACTGGCGGCGACCCGCGAATTTGGTGCCTGTCTTTCCAGACTGTCAGAACGTTTTTCTGAACAACTGCCGCGTGGTTAGTGCGTCGTTGATGTGATGTAATTTAGATAAATCTAACAAATAGGTCAGTGTGTAAATTAGATAAATTGAACAATATGGACGCAAAAAAACGCATCCATATGATTAGGAAGGAATTATTTTTGTTTGCGTGCTTGCAGTAACTCTTCAAATAAACGATTGAAACCGTCTACTTTTTCACGAAGTTCCGTTAAATGTCGCTCTTTTTCAGATTCTGGGAGTGAAGAAAAGAGGTTTAAAAGCTCTGTTTCTCGTTCATCTAACGGTGGCGGGGTGTCTACCGGGGTTCCTGGGGTGGCAGCTTCATCGCCGTAAAGTATCCAGGTAGGGCTGCATTGAAGTGCGTTACTTAAAGCGAATAAGTTTTTTCCGCCAGGCTCACTATCACCAGTTTCCCACTGGGAGATAGTGACGTGCGCGACGTTAACCAGCTTCGCTAAAGCGCGCTGAGTAAGTTTGAGATCTTTTCTACGCGCTCTGATGCGCTCACCTGGCATTGTCATAGTTAGATAATTCTAAATTCCCTTGACTTCGTTATCTCGAACACCTAATTTGTTAGAAAAATCTAACAGGAGGGTGTTTCATGTTAACAACTGATGCGATCAAATATTTTGGCAGTAAGAGAAAACTGGCTGAGGCCGCTGGCGTTAAGGCTCCTACTGTCTATGCGTGGGGGCGTTTGGTTCCTGAAGGTAAAGCGGCTCGTTTGTCTCTGATGACTGATGGCGAACTTGTTTATGACCCAAAGGCTTACCAATTGTCAGCAAAATCAGCTTAACAGTTGTCGGCATCGAAATCTGATTACGCATAATCAATTTTCAGCGACAGGAGACGCGAAGGAAGTGGAAAACCTCGAAGAACTGAAACGGGAGATATTCAACTGGGCAGTAGAGTGCGGGCAGGAACATGTTGCCATCGAAATCACGCGCATGTGGTTTCGATTGGGTGGTAACACCAGCACGGTAAAGCTTCACCAGATGGAAGATCCAATGGGTAACGCCGACTGGCGGGCCATAAACAACAATCGCCAGCAAATTTTTCGCTGGTTACGTGGCGACACCAAAGCGGCAAGAGCCAAAACAAAAGCGCTGGCAAAGGCGATGGAAGCTGCATTGCCCGCAGAACGATACGCGCAGCTGGGAATGACTACTCAGCATTTGATATGCGTAGCGATACGCGAGTTTGCCGCGGCGATCATAGCGCTACTGCTGGATGCCAGGGATAGACCGCAGAAGATAGCCCAGGCATTACAAGCCATCCAGGAAACACAGCGCCTGACCAGCGTTTAACTGTGCCGAGGAAAGACCAACATGCTTAATTCAATTGACCGCATTACCTGGCGGAACGGCTTCCGTTTGAATGGCGCACCGGCTGTCATGGAAGACATCGAAGATATTTTCGAAGGTCGCCGTGCAGCTGCGTTATCTATCTGGGCGCAGTATGAAAAACTGAAAGAAGAACTCCGTGTAATGGAACTGTCACCTGAGGAGTATCAGGCGGCATGTCGTCAAATCGCTGAAACATTGGGGATCTGATTATGAGTATGACCCTGATGGCCCGTGCGATGGCAATTAAAACCGGAAACCCAATCCGCAAACTAGTGCTGATCAAACTGGCTGATAATGCCAATGACAGCGGTGAATGCTGGCCGTCTTACAAACATATCGCTGAACATTGCGAGTGCAGCAAGAGCGCTGTTCGTGATCACATCGATGCGCTGATCGCTATGGGCTTGCTGGTGAAAGAAAACCGCCCTGGCGTCAAAAATGGCAAGGGTAATGCGTCGAATCTGTATTACATGAAACTCGATAACCCTATGCCGCCAAAAAGCATAGCCCCTATGCCGTCAAAAAGCACAGGTGTGCCGCCAGAAAGCACACCCCCTATGCCGTGTGGCGGCACCAGAACCAGTCACTCTTTTGAACCAGTCAATGAACCTAAAGATCCCCCTAACCCCCAAATGGGGGAGAGCGAGGAAATTATTCTCGCTGACGCGAAAAAAGCGCTCGAGTTTTATAACGACTGCACCGGTACCCGTTGCCGTGACGTTAAACCATTTGTGCTGATGCTGACGCCAACCCAAACTCGTGAAGGTTACACCCTGGCCGAGTTGCAGTTGGTTATCCGCTGGGTTCTGGCTACATGGCATCGCCGCGGCTCTGGCGCGCCGAAGCCAGCAAATATCTGCCGGGTGAACCGGTTCGACGGTTATCTCGCTGACGCTGAGGCCTGGGCCACCACAGAGGCGAGTATTGATCCGGTTGCGGTTGTTGATGCCTACAACGAGATTTTCGCTGACGTACTTCCTGCTGCGACCCTTGACGCTGATCGCCGCCAGAAAATTACGCGGCTTGCGGCTCACATGATGAATAAAACCACTGGTGCGTTTCTGGGGTACCTGGAAAAGTTCCGCAATACCGCGCCAGATTTTTACTTTGGGGGTGAGCACCACGACGGCTGGCGCGCCAGTTTTGATTACCTCATGAAACCGGAAACACTGCGTAAAACAAGGGAAGGTGCACTGTGAGTCCTCAGGATCTCGAAGCCTGTGTGCTGGCTGGTCTGCTGAATGGCGGTGCAACGCCAGACGCGTTCGATGTGATCGCCAGCACACCGGAGGAATCATTCAGCATTGGATTCCATCGCCGCGCTTTCAGTGAGATAAAAAAACAGGCACTGGCGAACGGCATGATCGATATGCTTTTCATCAGCGAGGCGCTGGGCGGTTCAAGACTGGCCGATTTGTCAGAAATTTCCCGCATCCCCGCCACGGTACCAAACCTGAAAGGGTATGCAGGGAAAATGGTCAAAGCATGGCGTAGCCGTGCGCTGGCGAAACTGCTGCAAGATGGGGCTGACGGCATCCGGCAGGCGTCAAACCAGGAACAACGCGATCAGGTGGTCGAGAACGCCGTCGCGCAGCTGCTGGACATGACTGCTGACACTGGCGACATTCAGCCAGTACATATCAACGAGCTTTTGCCTGTTTACATGGATACCGTGCAGAAACGAATGGATGGCGATGAATCGACCCGCAATTTGCTGACGGGCATTTCGGATCTCGATAGCGCCACTGGAGGGATCAACCCTCAAGATCTTATTGTCGTTGCTGGCCGACCGGGAATGGGTAAAACAGAGTTCGCGCTCACTGTGGTGGAAGGTGTAACGGCTAAAGGCGGCGGCGCGCTGATTTTTAGCATGGAAATGGCGGCTACGCAGATCGTTGAGCGCTCTCTGGCTGGCGCCGGAAACCTTTCCGTATCGCGTCTGCGCAACCCGCAGGATATGTATGACGAAGATTGGGCACGCTTAACATCAGCGATGGCCACACTCAACGATCGTGATATCTGGATTGTTGACGCTACCGATCTGACCGTCGAACAAATTCGCGCCATTGCGGAAACGCACAAACGCCGCCACCCGCATTTACCGAAGATGATGACGCGATCAGCTTCACTCTGTCTTCCGACCAGCTCAACCCTATCGTACATCTGGCGCAGATGAATACCCTGATTGCGCTGACCTACGGCGGCGAGTTTACGATCACCTCAGGCAACGATGCGGCCATTACTCCGACCAATATTTCGGTGAAAAACCCAAGCCCGTACGGCTGCAACGGGATCCGCCCGGTGCGCGTTGGTACCGAAATCATGTTCGTGCAGCGCGCTGGCCGCAAGCTCTACGCAGTGGCGTATGACCCAGACAGCTTTGTTTCATATTCCGCCAACGATATGACGGTGCTGGCCGAGCACATCACCGCTGGCGGCGTGCTGGACATGGCCTATCAGCAGCAACCAGATGCATTTATCTGGATGGTCAGAGCGGATGGGGTTGCGGTCACCATGGCTATCGATCGCGCTCAGGACGTTGTTGCATGGTCCCGTCAGGTGACTTCCGGCGCGTTTGAGTCAGTGGCTACCATCCCGTCCGATACCGACGATGTGGTCTACGCCATCGTACGTCGTGAGATTAACGGCCAGACAGTTCGTTATGTCGAGGTTTTCGACAGTAAGCTTTATACCGATGCAGCCGTGACGGGCACCAGTAGCGCCGGTTCTGCCACGTGGTCCGGTCTTACTCACCTTGAGGGTCAGACGGTTGATGTTGTGGCTGACGGTGCTGTTATGCCTCAGCACACTGTTTCCTCTGGTCAAATTACCCTGTCCCGCCCGGCGAAAAGCGTGGAAATTGGTCTGCACTTCGAAAGTACGATCGAAACGCTTTCGCCAGAAGTCCAGACCACAGAGGGTACGACACAGAACGCGAAGAAGCGCACCAGCGAAGTGACGATGCGTTTTCTCGAAACAACTGGTGCGGAGTGCAACGGCCAGGTCATCCCGTTCCGCCGGTTCGGACCAAAAATCCTCAACCAGCCCGCACCGCTTTTCACCGGCGATCACTACTGGGGAAAACTCGGCTGGGAGCGGGGGGAAGACACCCTGCTTATTCAGCAGCGCCAGCCGCTGCCATTCCATCTTCTTGCGATTATTTTAACGTTCACCAGTAACGGGGGCTGACATGGTACGTAACGCAAAATCCGGGGATATCCCGGCGCTGATCGAGCTGGGCGCGCGGATGTATATCGAGTCCCGCTATTCGCAGAATTCACCTTTTGATGAAGAAAAGTGCGCAGAACTTGCCCGTAACCTTATTTCATCTCCTGCCGGCTGTTTGCTTGTGGCAGAAAAAGACGGTGCTGTAATCGGCTGGCTGGCCGGCGGGATTGCTGAGCAGTGGTTCAGCCGCCAGCTCATGGCCTTTGAGTATGGGTTGTTTATCGCGCCTGAACATCGCGGCGGCACGGCTGGCCCGCGTCTCGCTAAAGCCTTTATCACCTGGGCGGAAGACCACGGCGCCGCCATCATAAATATGGGTATCACCACGGGCGTACATGAAGAGCGCACTGGTGATTTGTATTCACGTCTCGGCCTGTCCCGTACCGGTCTGCTTTATTCCAAAGAGGTGTAACGATGTGTACCGGGTTAGAGGTGGCTGCAATTGGTGCGTCTGTTCTTGCAGCTGGTGGCGCGGTCTATAGCGGGCAACAGCAAAAGAAAATGTCCAACTATCAGGCGGCGCAGGCGGAAGCAGATGCAGAAGCCGCGCAGGCTGCTGCACGCGTAGAAGCTGATCGTATTCGTAAGGCGGGCAGGGCACAAGCAGCCCAGGCAAATGCAGCTCTGGCAGCATCAGGTGTTGACACAGGGGAGGGTACAGCACTGCGTATTCAGTCCGATATTGTGGGTGATGCGGAACAGGATGCGTACCAGACCATTCTGAACGGCGCGAACCAGAGCGCCCGGCTCAACGCGCAGGCGTCTGCTGACCGCATCAGCGGCCGTAATGCTTCAACATCTGGCTATATCAGTGCGGGCAGCTCGCTGCTGAGCGCTGGCGGTACAGCGTATAACGGCTGGAAAAAAGCAGGGAGTAAATAAGCGTGAGAATTCCAACGGGTAATTTTGGTAACGTTGCGCCGCAGGCTAATCCGACCCGGGTCGGTGTCAGTAATGTTGGCCAGATTGGTAACGCTGTAGCTGGGCTGGGGGCTGCTCTGGGCCAGACTGTGGATGATTTGCAGCGTACGCAGGATAAAGCTGATGTGGCTGCTACCCAGGCGATACTTACCGATCTCGATGCGAAATCCAGCGACCGCTGGGAGAACCCGGAGACCGGCGCGCTGGTAACCCGGCAGGGGTTTAAGTCGTCTGGCGTTGGTCTGGACATGGACAAGCTGGATTCATCAGACTACGAAGAAGCCCGCAAACGCGTACCACAGAGCCAGTTGCAGTATTTCGATGCGCAATGGAAAGCTGGTCAGATCCGCCGCGCCAGCACCTACAACAGCTTTGAACGTAGCCAGACCGAACAGGCCCAGCGCCAGCAACTCGACGCGACGGTAAAATCGTCCGTTGAACAGGAAGCGGGGGCGTTTGACGACCCGCAGGCAGCTGCGTTAATTCGCGGCGCCCGGCAGCACTCGATTTCATTGTATGGCCAGGCACAAGGATGGTCACAGGAGCAAATTGACCAGGCGGTTTCTGAGGCAAATTTGCGTGCTACGGACCAGCGAGCCCAGAATTATGCGGTTACCAATCCTCAGGGCTGGTTAAATGGCGATTTTCCAGTGAAAGATACCGGTGCGCTGGATATGCGCGCCATCGGGATAGTTGAATCCGGCGGTAAGCATTTTAATGCCGACGGCAGTATTATCACTTCTTCTGCCGGTGCGCAGGGAAAATACCAGCTGATGCCGGACACAGGTAAGGAGCTGGCGGCGAAGCGCGGTATTGAATATAACCCGGCAGACGAAGAGCAAAATGCCCTGCTGGCAAGCGATTACGCAAATCAGCTGTATGGTAAATACGGCTCTGAAACGCTGGCAGGTGCTGCGTACAACTGGGGTATGGGCAACGTTGACAAACTGATCGCGAAAGCCGGGGACCCACGTAAAGGCGAAATATCTGAGGCTGATTTTGTTCGGCAGCTACCTGCGGAAACTCGCGGGTGGCTGGCCCGGTACCGTAAAAATAAAACCGGACTCGATCCGGTGTCTGTCAACAAAATCGATAATATCGCCGAGTCGAAAATTCGGGAGCAGCGTACAGCCCTGCGCGAGCAAATAGACCCAATTCTGAATAATACAATGGTACAGCTGTATAACGGTGAAGTGCCGGACGCTATGCCTGATAAAGCCTCCATCATGTTTGCGTATGGCGAGCAGGGGGCAAAGGCGGTTAAGCAGCTCGATATTGCGATCAACAACGCCAAAACCTTCCAGGCGATACAGTACGTTTCCCCAGAACAGCAGCAGTCAGAAATTGCGAGGTTAAAGCCTCAGGCAAATGACCCTGATTATGCGCTGAAACTCGATGCATACGGCAAACTTGGCGCGCTGGTGCAGAAAAGCAATGAAGCGATACAGGCGCAGCGTGATGCCCGTCGTTTTAACGAAGCGCTGTCTATGGGCGAGAAACTCGACCCTACCAATAAATCTATGCAAAAAGCCGCTGACGCAACACCAACGGCGCAAAATTTCCGGATTAACGACGCCACTACCCACGACGGGATCGTACAGCAGGTTGCCCAGACCGGGATCATTCCTTCGCAGGTAACCACCCAGTTATCGGCGATATCCCGCTCGCGCAGCTCTGAGGCGGTACGTCAGGGTGCTGAGTTATTTAATCGTCTCTATGACACAGATCCTGCGTCTGTTGGCAACATGCCAAAGGATATGCAAGGGTTTTATCTCACCGTTAAGCAGCTTACCGATTCTGGCATGGCGTCCGAAACCGCTATCGAGCAGGCGCAGAATCTGACCTACAACCAGACCGATGCGCTCAAAGCGCAACTGGCATCAACTCAGAGCACCAAGGAGTACAAAAAAGACCGCAGCAAAGCGATGGATTCCGCAGTGAGCAGTATGTCTGGCTTCTTTAGCTGGGGAAATCCATCAGCCGACGACCAGACGCCGGAGGCTGCACGTTTCCGTAACGATTACCAGTCGCTATACGACATCAACTATCGCACCACCGGCGGTAATGCGGATGCGGCGAAGAAAATGACCAACCAGCAGATCGCACGTACATGGAGTATCAGCGAGGTGAACGGCAGCGCTAAGCTTATGAAATATGCTCCGGAAGCACTTTATAACTACGGACCGTCTGGCTGGCAGGCAGCGCAGTGGAAAGAAGAAAAAGAGAGCCTGATGTATGGCGAACGCAAGGGTGATATCTCCACCAGCCCAACGCAGCTCGGGATCACCTCCGGAAGCGCTGCACCTGTTATCAGTAAAACGCCAGAATCGCCTATTGGCGGAGAACTGGAGATAACTCCTGATGTGCTGACGGCCCGCAATGGCGATTACGCCATCATGGTGCGTACAAAAGATAAGGATGGTATCGAGGCGGTACAGCCGTTCTACGATTCGTACGGCAGACCGATGCGCTGGAAACCGTCACTGGAAGAGTGGGCGCCATACAAAAAAATGCAGGAAGAGCGCGAAGAACATGATCGCAATGAGCTGCAACGCGGTCAGGATATACGCGGGTTCAAAGATAAACACCGCGCACTCGACGAACAGTATAAGCGTCTGCACAACGAGCGTATGGACAGAGTTAAAAATTACTTTTCGTGGAGCACTGAATAATGCCGGTATACGCCACTCATGAAGAAATGAATAACGGATTCACTCCGGCGGGTAATGTCCTGGCGGCGCCTTCCGGGTTTGATGTCCCGTTGCCTGAGGGTACCAACCCGGCCCCCCAGCAGGATGAGCCGTCTGTATGGAGCGCTGCATTTCGTCAGAATAACCTGTTGGGCGAGATGTTCCGCCCGGCGAAGCAGTTTGAGCCTGTAGACGGGTATAACCCCTATGCTGATAAAACCGAGCTGCACGGCTATGAACAATGGGGATCCGCTTTTGCCGACTCCCGTTCGCCAGAAGAAACTGCCTGGCTGAAACAGCAGATTGACGACGAAAACGAGGACCGGCGGGTACTTTCCGAGGCCGGGGGGGAGGGTGTTCTCGCCAGCATTGCCGCCGGGGTTGTTGACCCGGTTACAGTAGCTTCGATGTTCATCCCTGGGGCGCAGGGGGGCGCAGTGGCTCGTATTGCGTCGCAGGCTGCAATCGGTGCGGCTGCAACAGCAGCGAGCGAGGTTGCGCTTAACAACCAGCAAATAACCCGCACATGGGGCGAAAGCGCGTCTCACGTCGCAGCGGGTGCATTGATGAGCGGTGTATTTGCGGCGGCTGGCGCCGCGCTGTCTCCTTCTGTTCGCACTAGGGCCACGCGCGAAGTGGCTGATGCGCTCGATAGTATGAGTATCACGTCAGCGACGGATACGGCAGCGGCTTCCCTTTCAGAAGGTGGTAGCGTCGGCGCGGCACGAATCAGCGAAGCCACGCTCGAAGATCTCACTCCGGCAGCTGGTGGCCCGGTCGGTAAACTGGCGCGAAAGGCAGGTAGCTATCTGACACCGTTCACCCGCCTGATGGAGTCACCGTCGAAGACATCCCGCCGCACGGCTCTTGAGCTGGCAGAGAATAATTACACACTTCAGGGTAATGCCCGCGGCATCGAGACACCTGTCGCCGCAGAAACCCGCGTTCGTGGGTGGCGTCGTGAAGAGGCCGCTGTTGTTGTGACAAACAAGCAGGCCTACAGCCAGTACAAAGCCACCGGTGGTGACCTGAGCTTTTCTCAGTTCCGCGAAGAAGTGGGTAATGCCATGCGCAGCGGCGATGTGCATGCTAATCCGGTAGTGCATGAAACGGCACAGGCGATGCGGACCGTGGTTAACCGGGTGAAAGTGGCGCAGCAAAAGCTGGGCCTGCTGCCGCCTGACGAGGAGCTGAAAGCCATCGGCCAGGAGAGTTATTTCCCGCGCGTGTACAGAGTCGGCAAAATCGTTAACGAGCGCGATAAATTTCGCGACATGCTGGTCGACTGGTGGTCGCGCGGTGAGAAAACCATGTCCCGCGAAGAGGCGGAAATTACAGCTGATGCCACGATCAATAAAATCGTCGGCGCAAAAATCCCGCAGGATTTCGCAAACGTCTTTATGGTGAAAGCGGCAGGCAGCACCCGGTCGCGTACGCTCAGCGTTCCCGATCGCCTGATGAAAGATTATCTGGAGAGCGACGCCAACTATGTGCTGCAACGGCATATTCGCGAGGCGTCGGCAGAGGTGGAGCTGACGCGCGCATTCGGTAATAAATCACTGGAGAAGCAGCTCAAGGATATTCAGGACGAATACGATGCGCTGATGCGCCAGAATCCCAAAGACCAGGCGAAACTGGCGAAAGCCCGCGATAACGATATCCGCGACATCACAGCGCTGCGCGACCGCCTGGCGGGTACCTACGGCATGCCGGACGATCCATCATCATTTTTTGTGCGCGCTGGTGCGTTTCTGCGCAGCGCTAACTTTGTAACCAAGCTGGGCGGTATGACCGTTTCCGCTATTCCTGATCTCGCGCGCGGTGTGATGGTTAATGGCTTTGGCAATACCATGCGCGGTTACTCAGCGCTAATCAGCCGGTCGCCAGCATTCAAGGCCAGCCGCGCCGAACAGTTAAAAATGGCCGTCGGGCTGGAAACGATCCTGCATACTCGTGCGCGTACGATGGGTGATCTGGTAGACAGTTCTGCCCGCACTACGGCGGTAGAAGCGGGAATGGAGCGCGTTACTGATGCGTTCGGCAAGCTCACGCTGATGGGCCACTTCGATGATATGAACAAATCGGTAAACGGCATGATCACGTCCGACGGCATTCTCTCCGGCGCGTTCGCTGGCCGTCGTCTGGCGAAGCTTGGTATTAACGACAACATGGCCGCGCGTATCCGCAGCGAGTTCGAGAAGCACGGTGAAGTCATCAACGGCTGGCATATCGGTAATTTCGAGAAATGGGATGATCAGCACGTGGCTGGCGTTTTTCAGTCGGCGGTACTCAAAGACGTTAATAACACTGTTATCACGCCGGGGATAGGTGATACACCACTATGGGCCAGCACGCCGCTCGGTAAAACCATCTTCCAGTTTAAATCGTTCGCTACCGCATCCTATAACCGTGCCACACTGGGCGGCCTGCAAGAAGGAACCGGGCAGTTTTATTACGGTACCGCTTTTCAGATTGGTCTCGGCGCGCTGACGTACGCGCTTAAACAGACTGCAAACGGTAAAGAGGTAGACTGGTCGCCGAATAAACTGGTACTGGAAGGTGTTGACCGCTCCGGTATTCTTGGCCCGCTGATGGAATATAACAATATGGCGGAAAAGGCCTCCGGCGGTATGGTGGGGCTGGGTGCTTTGCTCGGTACCGGCACACAGTCACGTTATGCCAGTCGAGGTTTTATCGGCTCTGCATTGGGTCCGACGTTTGGCCTTCTCGATACCATTACCGATGTGACAGCTGGCGTGCTCAATGGCGATGCTGGCGATCGGGTTCTGCACAACGTACGTACGCTGTTGCCGGGTAATAACCTCTTCTGGATTGCTCCTCTGATAAATCAGGTTGACCCTGGTATGCGGTAATCGGTCGGGATTCCGACCTCTTGTCTGTTACATCATTGCCCTGTATTCACTATGGGGCTTTTTTATGCATCAGGATTACAAAACACGCCTTACCGCGCTGAGCGATAAACTCACCGATATGGTGCTCGAAGAAGCCGATCCGGATAACTGGCCGGGGGCAGGGAAGAAACCGAGCGAACTGACGAAAGACGAGCGCGGCGACCGCTACTGGGACAAGAAGAACGCAGCCGCATCGCTGACGCTGTTGATTAAGGTTCACTCCCTTATCGGCATGCAGACGCGCGGAGGTACGCCAACTGATAATCCTGGTCAGGATGATGAAGCTTTTGCGCTGGGCCAGCAGGTATCGAAGGCTGAGCGTGAAGCAGCCGCTATTATCGAGCGTCTCCAGAAAGGCAAAAAATGATCTCCTTCCTCGCCTTCTTTCTGATGTGGGCGGAACGGATGCAGTGGAATGTACCGGACTGTCACTATAAAGCCTGCCACTGGCTGGAGCATCGCGGTAATCTCGCGGTGCTTCGCTGTTTCCGTGGGTTCGGCAAATCGACAATTCTCGCGGTCTATAACGCCTGGCGGTATTACTGCGATCGGCAGTATCGCATTTTGCATCAGTCTGAATCCGATGGTACTGCGTATAAAACCAGCCGCGATACGCAGAACGTTTTACGTAATCATCCGCTGACGAAAGGAATGCTACCGGACGGGCAGGGGACGGTAGAGCAGTGGTGGGTCAACGGTGCGCTGGATTTACGTAACGGCAGCATGTATGCCAAAGGCATTCTGTCTAACGTTACATCCGCCCGTGCCAACGAATGCCAGAACGATGATGTAGAAGTACCCCGCAATATCCAGACGCCAGAAGCGCGTGAAAAGCTGCGCTATCGCCTGGGTGAACAAACGCACATCCTGATCCCCGGTGGCCGCAAACTCTACATTGGTACGCCGCATACGCATGACAGCCTTTACGATGAGGTTGAGTCTATGGGCGCTGACTGCTTGACCATCCGGCTATTTGAGAAAGAAAAACGCGTTGAGGCCAAAGACGCCACGCAGCTGCGATACAGCTTATCTTTCCGGCCGGAATATGTTTTCGCCGGGATCCATAAAAGTGCCCGCCTGCTGGTGGAAGATGTCGACTACAAAATTACGGCAAGCGGGGTTGAATTTGCCACCGCGCCCGACACCGTTATTGATTTCTATGCAGATTGCGCCTGGCCTGAGCGATTCACGCGCGATGAAATGGAGAATCGCCGCAAAGAAACGCGCACGATTAACGAGTGGGACAGCCAGTATCAGCTGCACAGTAAACCCGTCGGCGACGTTCGTCTCGATCCAGACCGAATTCGCGAGTACAACATCCATCCGCAGATCCGCTATGCGAACCGTACGGCCTCGCTATGGCTGGGTAACGTGCAAATCGTCGGTGCTGTAGCCTGGTGGGATGTGGCCACAGGTAAAGTTAAAGCGGATGCTTCGGCGTTCTCGCTGATGCTGACGGATGCGAGAGGGCATTTGTACTGGCACATATGCCAGGAGCTTACCGGGGAGCTGGCAGAGTTTGACGATAACGACAAAATCACTGGCGGCCAGGTGGCGCAGATCAAAGAACTGGTACTCAAATATCAGATCCCGGTTGTGTGCGTTGAGGTGAACGGCCCCGGCAGCTTCGCGGGCAAATTGCTTCGTCAGGCGCTTAAGGGTACCGGCTGCGGCGTACGAGAAGAATTCAGTATCACCAACAAGCAGAAACGCATCCTCGATGCGTTTGAAGCGCCCCTGTCTTCTCGGTTCCTCTGGGCGCATACCGATGTGCTCGACGGTCCTGTCTATGGCCAGATGCGTGACTTTAATCCTGCGCTGACCAACCAGCCGGACGACTTCATTGATTCCGGCGCTGGTGCAATAAGTCAGACCCCTGTACGTATCGGGAAAGTGGTCGGGATTCCGACCGGGCATGCGCGCGAAGATTGGCAGTTAAGTGACGGAGATCATCTGGTCGACGTCGATTACTAACCTGCCAGAGGTTTCGCATCATGTCGGTCCCTAACCAGACACCTTATATAATTTATAATGCCAACGGCCTGACGACCGTTTTTCCCTTCGAGTTTTACATCATTAATGCTGGGGATATTCAGGTCTCCATAAACGGTACACCAGTTTCAAGCGGTTACAGCGTTTCCGGCGTTGGTAATGTAACAGGCGGAGATGTGATTTTCATTACTCCACCTGCTGCGGGTACAGTAGTGATGCTGGAACGAGTGGTCCCGACTTACCGTTTGACCGATTACCAGGATAACGGTGACCTGCTGGCCGATACGGTAAACAAGGACTTTGACCGTCTGTGGATGGCTATCCAGCGTTCCTTTATCTACCTTGGTCTGGCATTACGTCGCCCATTGCTTGGAGGGCCGTTTAACGCAGAAGGTTACCGGATTGAGAAGCTTGCCGATCCGGTTAATCCGCAAGATGCTGCGACAAAACGTTACATTGATAATGTGAGTCTTGTTCGTGCGCTGCGTGTCCCTGAAAGCTCCATTCCAACACTTGCACCCGCGGAACATCGAGCAAATAAGCTGCTGGGGTTCAACAGCGCCGGCGATCCAGTATTCGTATCGCCGCCATCGGGGTCTGCCTCAGATGTCATGTTGCAACTAGCTGCAAGTGATGGCTACAAATATATCGGAGAGTGTCCAGATATCTCGACTTTACGGTCGATTGAACCAACAACACTCGGACAGTTAATAAGGGTCAAAAATTACTACTCAGACAAATTTGGTGGTGGGGGCTTCTTCCGCAGTGTTAATCCCGGATCGCTGGTAGAAGATGGCGGTCTTTATATCAAAACGTCCGGCGGAGCTGTGTGGCGGCGGTGCGTCAAAAATAAACAGGTCAGCACAGAAGAATATGGATGCTGGGATGGGAATACAGGATCTGACAACTCTGCACGCCTGTTGAAAGCATGCGCCTCTGGTCTTGACGTGAAAATGATGGGGGAGAATTATAATGTCGTTAGCATCCCTTCAAGTCGATTCAGCCTGACCGGGAGAATGAAAGCCTCTACTGCTGATTTTTCCACGGCATACGGTCGTACGCTCCTGACATTGACTGGAGCGAATGTAACTTATGACATCGATATCGACATGCAGAATTTCGGCGCTGGTGGTTTTATCAACCAGGGTACAGACACTGTTGGTCGCATCAAGGTTTCGAATATCTATGGTGCTAACAGAACGACTTATGGCCTCCAGAACGCAGTAACGGATGAAGGAACAAGAAACACCATTTCTGCCATTATTCGTAATATTCAGAAGGGGGATACTGGCGTTGATCCGCAGCCTGCTGCATTCACCGTAGGTGCTACAACTCAGCGAGGAAACTACCCAGATGTTAATATCTATGACAGTCAAGGTGGGGTAATCGTCGCAGCCACCACTGAAACGGTATTCGGTGTTATCACTGCCAGGTTGATCCACGATAATGGAATTTACTGCCTCGAGGGTAGTCGCGTTTCGATCTCTGAAATGGTTGTTGATAACGGATTAGGCGAGCCCGTTGTAAATGCTGGCGGTATAGTAAACATAGGGGTTCTGCGTATCAGAGAGTGCTCTGGATATGGCATTACATACTCGTACAGTGGAACCATGCGCATCGATGCCTTGTATATCGACAACACCCTAAGTTCATCTATTATGCCAATTCTGCGTAGCCGACCTGATAACGTGAGCAGCACAATCAGGATAGGCCGCATTGAAGGGGCATGTGTACTTGCTGGAGTTACTGCGAGCATTCTTCACTCTATGTTCTCCATTACGCAAGGTGTGACTGATCTGTATATTGGCGATGTAAATCTACGGGTAAATTACGTAACCGGCTCATATCTTGGCATGGCGGATTTTGCAGGGTGCTCAAGGATCCAGTTGGGTAACTGGACGATAGATTTCAATGACACCACAGGGACACTCACATCAGCAAGCATTGCTTACTTCTCTCTGCCTTCTACAGCTCAGTTCGCTGGCTCTCAGGTTGGGTATCAGAATTACAGGTCAACCACGGCGACGGTGAGAATGACTAATATTGGAAACGACACGATAGACTTTGCTGTGGGCCAGGCCGTGCAGGTTAACGCAGGTCCATATATCAGCAGCGCTATCTCTGCTAACTGCCGAATCTTCCATGCCGCAGCAGTACCAACAGCAGGTAAGTGGTACAGCGGGGATAAAATATTCATCATCACACCTGGAACATCAGTGAAACTAGGCTGGGTATGTACACAGTCCGGAGATTTCTCTGGAACAGCACCAACATTCCAGTTGATGGTGTAAAAGAAAAGGCGGCTAATGCCGCCTTCTTTTATTTGTGAGACATCATTTTTTGATAAATGGCATACAGACACAATGCAGCAGGGATCGCTGCCGTTCCCGAGTAAACAACGTGACCAGAGAAGAATGATACGAAGAATATCATGGTAAAGAAGCAAAGTGATATGAGTCTGGACATGCGAGTCTCATAGCATCCATATTTTACTTTTGACCACACAAACTTCATATAGTAGAAGAAGAAAACGACACCGGCTACGCCAAACCACAGGTACATATCAATCAGATCTATTTCTACCGATGATTTTATTCTCTGAAACTCAAGATATTCTTTGGTAAAACCGAAGAAATATTCACCAGTAATAAATGCGGAGTTTCCTTGAATCATTCTCCACGCCGCGTCTACAAACTCATCCCTTCCTGAGAATATTAATCGAGTAATTCCGCCATTCTCATATATATAAACGAATTGAGTCCATTTAGCTCCACTCAGTGTTATGTCTGGGTTGATTATGAAAACCAGCGCGAACACTGCGATAATGGCGGCAGGTATAAGGTACTTTACAGAAAGTGAACGGTATCTAACAAAGAACCATACAGCTACCATTGCGAGAGAAGCAATCATAGCTGTTTTTGTTGAAAGGAGTATGCTGCATCCAAGCAATGCAACAAGCAGGAAGAAAGTCCAAAAGTATCTATAGAAATAAAGTGAAACAAATGCAGCAAGGAACATAAGCAAAATGCTTACTTCATTTCCAGCAAAGAAGAACCCTTTAGCGCCGACAGAGTATTCAGCGTAAGCATCACTTAGGGCGGCGTCTCCATATGCAGAATAACCGTAACCCATTTGCGCCATAAGGAAATTGAGAAGCGTAAAACCTAGCGCTGAAACTGCTCCCAACGCGGCCATCCTGTGAGAAACTCTCAGTGCCGAGAGGGTGTCATAAACGACAAACATTAGCAGGCATCGAATTGCTATCTGCACAGTTTCTACCGGGAACTCATTGAGTTCAAAAGTAGTATAGCCGAGTATCGGACCAAGGCACAGGATAAGCATAAAAAATGAATAGAACAAAAACCGTTTGATTCTGGTTGCCGCGAGCAGCAAAAGGCACAGACCTAATACAGCAGCTTTATAGAGAGGGGACACAAACCCTATGTCTCGCTCATAAGATAGCCACCCATTCAGCATGTCTACCGGTACAGAAAGGCAGAGAATTAGTATAAGAATTAATCGCATTTTTTATTCTTAAGATAGATTTCTAGTGTTAGCCAGGCTGCTATGAGCAGTAAAAAGATAGCCACTACCCACTTGTTATCCACAGATCCAGTGACAAGCAAGCATACCATTGAGACACCCAAAACTCTTGGGAGGTTAATCCCTTCTTTCATATGTCAGTACCGGGTAGTGCAAAGACGAAAAGCACAACTATCATGATGATTAGCCACTCCATCTTCTTCTCCTCAAAAAAGCAGTTTATCACATGTTTAGGAAAGTTCACTTATTCAGAAGGGCGAGTAAGATTCACTGTATGTATCACCAGCAAAAAGAGAACGGTTTCAAATTGTATAATTTATGACCATTGATTGGTATTGCTAATGATAAAAAACAAGCCATCATCACTGCATTTAATGGTGACAAATTAAATTTATGAACCTAATAAAATTAAGGAAGGCCGAAAAGTATCGGCCTTCGACTAAGTTAGTTCACGTCTTTACATTTTGTAAAGTCTATTATTACCGCGTCTGAATTGTGCATAACAAAATAGTCATCATTAGCAATTAATACACCTTGTTTGCATAAAGCATCTCTGGTTGTTCTTCCTTTGCTTATATGAATATAGTTGAGATAGATCCCATACTGCCGCATGAAGTAGTTTGCGAAAACCCAGTTCTCTCTTATGGATGGGGTAATCAGTTGACGAATGACAGGGAAGTTGTCTGCATATTTATTAGACACCTTGGAAAGCTCAGGCATGCCTATAAAAACAAGATTCTTAAATGGTTTATTTAAATTGTTAATATCTTTGGCAATTACTATTGCCCGATATTCATCAAGCCTTTTTTGCATGGTTGAAGCATTCCCATACGCTGCGGAAAGTGAGAAAGCGTAAACCACCGGGACAATCATCAGGAATTTCCAGTATCGGCTTAAGAAATATATCGCACAAAATACCCCAATGAATACTATGGCATTAACGCCAAGCAATACGCGGGGGTTTGTCACTGGTTTATAGAGTAATAGTAAGGGGCCAGCTATGCATATAAAAATAACTGGAAATGCAATGAGTATAGTTAACTTATCAAACGCAAGGTTTAATTTGTTTTTATTGTTATTGTGTGTAAATAAAGACTTTATCCATATCACTAATAGCAATACTACCAGAGCAACTGCTATCACGTATGCCGTTGTATCTAGTGAGCTTAATACTCTATCGTAAAATGCTTGAGCATTACTAAAAAGCAGACCAACCGGATCTGGTTTTTCAGTAATCATAATACTGTGATTTGTGTTGTAATCACCCTCGATAAAGGCAGGTACAATTGCTAAAGAGTAAATCACCTGAGCTACAAGTAATGATATGGCTTTGTATAAAGCGGTAAGTAAAATGCGACCTTCGCTATTTATTCCTGCTAGTATTGCAGCAAAACAAACTAGTATGATGTACACATTTATAGATGGCTGATAAAGACACATGGTGCCAATCAGCAAGACGGTGCCAACTGCACAGCCAGCTAAAGGTCTGAACTTTCCTGGGATTGTGAACGCAAGAGATGCGAATAATAATGATAAAGCCATAGGCAGAGAATCGAACTGATAAGAAAGATTCTCTAAATAAAACGGAGATATAATAAAAGAAAAAGCCAGTATGTTTCTTTTTGCTTTATCCTCAACACCAAAGTGCTCAGCAAGTAGAGCGCCGCAGAGCACAGTAATTAGCATTGCAATAATTATGGTGAAAGGGGAAAGGTTACTTATAGGGAATCCAAAGCTTAGACCCTCCATAATCCAGTCACTTAGTGGCCTTCCGTTTACACCCCATTTAGTATAACCCTCCGTTGCCCTTCCTATATCATCATTAAACATACGTCCTGCAATAATGATAGGAAGGATGTACACTAATCCTGCAATGTACGCAATTTTGTATCTGCTGAAGAACTGTTCAATCATCTTTCTTGCCCTTGTTTTTAAGCACATATCTTGGACGATTTTTCACTTCAACATATATCCTGCCAATGTATTCTCCAAGTACGCCGATACCGATCAACTGAATGCCGCCAAGGAAAAGAATAGATACCAGTAAAGATGGATATCCACGGACAGCATTACCGAACACCAAAGTGTCGAAAATCATCCACGCGCCGTAAAGGAATGCCACCCCAGCAACAAACAGGCCGATGTAAGTCCACATACGCAGAGGGAATGTAGAGAAGCTTGTGATCCCTTCAAGCGCCAGGTTCCACAACTTCCAGCCGTTAAACTTCGTGCTGCCTGCAACACGCTCGGCACGGGCGTACTCGACTACATCAGTGCGACCACCAACCCATGACAAGACACCTTTCATGAAAAGGTTACGCTCAGGTAAAAGCTTAATATTTTCTACAACCTCACGAGACATGAGACGGAAGTCACCAACGTTTTCTTCAATCTTCGGATTGCTGATCTTGTTGTGCAGCTTATAGAACCACTCAGCCGTCTTGCGCTTCAGTCGGCCATCTGTTGAGCGATCAGAGCGTTTAGCCAGAACCATATCAGCCCCGGCCTGCCATTTCTCTATCAGGTGAGGAATGACTTCGATAGGGTCCTGCAAGTCTACGTCGATCGGGATAATCGCTTCACCGGTCGCGTGGTCAAGCCCGGCGAAAAGAGCGGGTTCTTTCCCAAAGTTACGAGTGAATGACAGTGGAACAACAAGCGGATCGGCAACAGCAAGCGCGTTGATAATTGATTCTGTCGCGTCTTTACTGCCGTCATTAATGAAAACTATCTCAACCTCATGCTTCTGAAGCCCTTCAAATTCCCGAACAGTTTTATAAAAAATAGGTATCGCGTCTTCTTCGTTAAAGACGGGAACGACCAGAGAAATTTTCATTTCGCATCCCTAAAGACAATGAACTTTGAATAAATAAAACCGCACACCAGACTGATGGCGGAGAAAAGAATGAGAGTTACGATCGGAGCCATGCCGGACTTATCGGCAGCCCAACCAACAGCCGCGCTCAGCGAGCCCATGAACCCAACGTAAAGCATGTAACGCATGGTTGTGGTGGAAGACTTGAACGTGAACCTGGCGTTTGCAAAGAAGCTGAATGACACCGCCACGACGAACCCGGCGAAGTTGCCAAGTGCCTGGCCTGTGTGAAATGCATATATGCAAATAGCGAACACAACCCAGTGAATGAGCGTGTTTATGACACCGATCGATGTGTACTTAGCGAAGAGCTTTAACATTATGAGAATCAGTCTATTCTGAAAGGCAAAGAGTTTAGCACTTGTCACTAACCTAATCGACCTCCTCTATATGGTCGGGATTCCGACCGGTCTCCACGCTTACCCTCGGCTCACACAAATATTTTCCCCACAGGGGGTGAGGCATGAGGATGAACAACCTATCAGACGTAGCGGCAGGACTATCCTACGGCACATCTATTGGCAGCTTTGGGTACTGGCTGTTGCAACTACTCGATAAAGTGAGCCCCAGCCAGTGGGCTGCAATCGGCGTTCTTGCAAGTATTCTCTTTGGTTTACTGACGTATCTGACCAACCTGTATTTCAAAATCAAAGACGATCGTCGAAAAGAGGCCAGAGATAATGGCTACCAGCAAGACTAAATTCAGCGCCGCAGTTCTCGGGCTGATCCTTGCCGGGGCGCCTGCTTCCGTCATCCTCGATCAGTTTCTGAATGAAAAAGAGGGAAACAGCCTCACAGCTTACAAAGACGGCGGTGGGGTCTGGACTATTTGTCGTGGTGCCACAATGGTGGATGGTAAACCGGTGGTGCAGGGCATGAGGCTGACCCAGGCGAAATGCGACCAGGTAAACTCCATTGAACGTAATAAGGCGCTGGCTTGGGTAGAACGAAATATAAAGGTGCCGCTGACCGAACCACAGAAAGCCGGTATTGCTTCGTTCTGCCCGTACAATATCGGCCCCGGTAAATGCTTCCCATCAACGTTCTATAAGCGCATCAATGCCGGTGACCGCAAAGGGGCCTGCGAGTCGATCCGCTGGTGGATTAGAGACGGTGGCCGCGACTGTCGACTGACAAAAGGCCAGGAGAATGGCTGCTATGGTCAGGTTGTACGCCGGGATCAGGAAAGCGCACTTGCGTGCTGGGGGATAGACCAGTGACCATTAAAGCAAAGCTGTTAGCGCTGGCCGTTCTGCTGGCTCTTTTCGCTGTTACCTTTTACGCGGGTTATCTGAAAGGCTGGTACGCCCATAGCGAAAAGGTAAACAGTGAGCATGCAGCGAAAAACAAAAAGGCTGAGAAAGCCGTCGCCAGTAGTGAGCAGAAAGCGGCAGCGGCCAGCGCAGAAGGTAAAGTGATTTACCGGACCATTTACCGAGATGTGGTGAAATATGTTAACGACCCGAATCATACTAAGTGCGATTTTGACGATCACGCTGTGCAGCTGCGGCAGCGAGCCCTCGATGCGGCCAACTCCATCAGCGGATTTGATGCAGGAGCCATGCAAGGGAGCGAGTAAAGCAGGAACAGACAGCGACGAAGATCTGCAAGCAGACATCGAAACAGCGGAATGCCTGCGGCAGTTACGGCTGGATAAATATCGTTGGCAAGCTTGGTACAGGGCTACGGAATAACGCACTCTTATTCACTAATCATTCCGAAGATTGGTGCCGGAGAGGTTGTAAGTGCATGTATTTAAGGCGTATATATTTGGGTCTATGTTCGGAATATTTTTATAATCTACTGATTTTATTGGTTTTAACAACCAATTTAAAATCCCTCGGCGTTCGCGCTGTGTGGGTTCAAGTCCCACTCCGGCTACCATGGGAAAAAGCAGAATAATCAAAGCAATAAGCAGTGTCGTGAAACCACCGAAAGGTGGTTTTTTTGTGCCTGCCATTCTGCTAATCAACAACCTTCATTTCTGACCCTCACGTAATAAAACAACGATCCTTTTCAACGGAATTAAACAGATACCCATTATGCTATCGTGTAGCGGGCGCGATTTGCAGTGTGAAGATTTGCAGGTTTGCGATCCTGATTCCCCATGCCATCACCTCATTTAAGGGACGCTATGTCTTTACCGCCATTGTATGCACTGCGTGCGTTTGAAGTTGCTGCGCGGTTGAACTCCTTCAGTAAAGCCGCTGAAACGCTCAATATTACGCCGGGCGCGGTCAGCAGACATGTTCGTACCCTTGAACTGTGGTTCGACTGCGAGCTTTTCAAAAGGCAAGGTCCTCGGGTGGAGGTCACTGAAGCCGGGCGAGTGCTTGCCGGGCAGCTGAACGAAAGCTTCACGAGCATTGAATGGGCCTGCCGGGTATTTCGCAGTGAAAACCACCTGCTGCGGCTTAAAGCGCCCAGCACCCTGACCATGAGATGGCTTCTCGACGTGCTGCGATCTTTTCGCAACAACCATACAAAACCACAGGTTGAGATTGCCAGCGTCTGGATGGACATTGACACCGTTGATTTCAATCTTGAGCCCTACGATTGCGCCATTCTTCTCGGCAATGGGCGTTTTGGTGACACAACGGAAAGCCAACTGCTATTTCATGAATGGCTTATCCCGGTTTGTACTCCATCACTTATCGAACCGGCCCGGCAGCGGCTTCCGCAATGCGATCTGATCCATCCTTCACCGGACAGACGTGACTGGCGGCGCTGGCTGCGAAGAACAGGATTGTTCCCGGGGCTCGATATGAGCAGCGGTATGGTGTTCGATACCCTTGAACAGGGAAGTATTGCCGCGATGAACGGGCACGGCATCGCTATCGCCGACCTGCATCTCACGCTTGATGCCCTGAAAAGTGGCCTGCTGGGCCTGCCTTTCAGGGAAGCTATCGCGACGGGGGATGGCTACTACCTCGTCTGGCCAAAAAATTCACTCAAAAGAGAGAGCATTCAGCATCTTCTGGCCTGGCTGCAAAACCATACCCCGGTCGTTCCCGCGCTGGATATCGATTATCTGGCATACGATGACAGTCGGATTTATTAATACCGTTATGAATAAGATATATTTGCCATCTTTTTATAACGTTCTGGCAAAGCGCTGTTCAGGTTGAGCACCTTATCCAGAATATAAAATGCTGGCGTGTTTTTCTGTTGCTCAGCGTCAATAATTGCCGCACGTAATAGCGTGGCGGCAGACGAAATCTTGTGAAAATAGTCCTTAGACTCGGGCGTCTGTAATTCACCAGAAGTGGCGTAACGCACGTCCGGCCAGCCAGAGAAGTTGAGCAGCGGGAGAGGGTTGCCTGCTTCGGGCTGACAGGATGAAAGCAACGCAGCTGCTTTTTGGGGATCGCGATAGGCAACTGAAAGCATATACGCGCGCTGCGAAAACGGTAACAGGGCGCCAGAATGATTTTTGGTGGAGATAAGCATGGTCATAAAATTCGCTAAATCGCCATCTGATGGAGTTTCAGATGGCGATATAATTTTTATTAATTGAAATAAAGCATCAAGTGTCAT